TTGGCCGGTACCACCGTGCCTTCATCTTTGACATAGACTTTATCGCCGCCATAGCCCTCCGAGTTGCCCTCATAGCCGTATTCGATGCGCGAGTTGGCGGGCTGGGGTACGTCGATCCATTGCACCTGTTCTTGACTTGCGTAGGTGGGGGCCGTGGTCGCAAAGACTAGCGGCCCGCTGACCATGGCTTGGCCATAGATGATTCGCCGAGGCTCATTACTGCTGCGCAGGACTTGCTGCGACGAGCGTGCTTCGCTGCTGACATCTTGCGCGCTGCTGGTTTTTGGTTTTTTGTTGAGTAGTCCAGAAAATGCACTGAGCGCCAGGCTGGTGAAAAATGTGGAGACAGAAAAACCAATACTCAGTGCTGCTGTGGCGCCCACTGCAATTGTGGTGCCTGCTATGGTCGCGCTCAGCGCTGCAGCCACCACCGGCGCAGCGGTGACCAGCGGGCCGTAGCACAGTAAAAAAATGAGTAGCACTAAATGCGCCATGCTGCCTCCACAGAATCCATATCGACTATCGTGGTACCGGCCGGCCCAGCAAAAACCGCTTGTGCACCCACGCAGATGCCCAGAGCCCCAAGGGGTGACGTTGATCGATACACAACGTCACCCCGGCGTGCTACTAGCGGGGTTATTTCTGCGCCGATGAGCAGCGTGGCCAGGGCGCGTAAATTCGCTGCGCCGGCCTCGGTAATGCGTGCCGCTGCGCTCTCTTGGCTGTTATACGTGCCACGAAATGACGCGGCGTAGTCGTAGCCTTTGATCAATAAAGCGACGTCGGCAGCAAACAAACAACAGTCATGCACGCCCCAACTAAATGGCGTGTTTTGAGCTGCCGCGATAGCGCTAAACATGCGGCCTGGCCAGCCCTCAATACGGGGGAACGGGTCAGCTGGCAGCAGCGCACGCGCGCGTAGAATGGCCCCCATTATTTGCCCCACTGCAATTTTTTCTCGGCCATTTGCGCGACGTATTCAAAGCCACGGTCGTCGGGGTATTGCTGGATTTGATCTTCGTGGGTATAGCGGCGCATGCGGGGGCGATCCCAGTCGGCGAGCCTGCTTTCTGCCGTGAGCAACACGGCGGCGGACTCGCCGAGCTCGATGGTCATGGTGTCCATGCGGCCACTGAAGGCCTGCACGGGGTCTTCGAGAATTTGGTAGGTGTCGCTTAATGGGGCGACCCACAGAATGACGTCACGGCCCTTGATGTTTTCTGCCAATGCGGTGGATATAAAGTTACTGGGTATGCCGGTGAGGCTTAGGCCCACGCCGTACATTTGCAGCTCGGCGCCCTCTTCAATCTCTTGAATCGCCCCTATGGCCCCGGCCCCGGCCCAGGTATAACCATTCCACGTGAAATCGTATGCCGCGTTGCATACGCGCACTGGGCCGGTTTCAAAATCCAAAAAGACAAACATCAGCAGCGGGACGTTGTCGGCAGCGGCGGCAGTATCGAATGCGGTGGTAGTGGTGCGCATCAGAATTGCTCGATAAAGTCAAAGGTAAAGTCGGAAAACAGCCCCGGCTTCACCGACCACTTGGACATGCTGGATGTCAGCCGAAACACGCTTGTCGGCTTGCTGGTGGTGAGGGCGGCGTTATCCGCTGGCTTCGCGCGCAGTGGCGACTCGAATACGAGGGTGGCCTCACCACTGCCGTTGCTGTTAGCGTCTTCTACAAGCTGTTTTAATTCGCCGTTGACACCGAAAAAGTCGCCGGCGAGCAGAATGCCGGTGATGCTGTTGCTCCAGCCATCCGTCACGAGAGTGTTGCCGGTTTGATTGGCGCCCTTGACCAATGGGGTGCCAGTGGCGACGCCGCGCGGTGTGGGGCGGGCGAAGTGGTACAAATAACAGCGCCCGGCTTGGCCGCGCATTTTGGCGAGAAAGGTCTCGAGCTTGACGCTGTCGGCTTCGGGCAAGTCTTCAAACACGAACGACACGCCCCAGCGCGCGCCGGGGAGCTCTAAGGTCTGCACGCTGCCACTGAGCGGACTGGTGAACGTTTGCGTATTGGCCTCGATACGCCACTCGATGGAGCGTGGCGCGGCCATGCGCGTGAGTGTGGGGAAGGTCTGAATGGTCATGCTAACCCTACCGCGCGGGCTGCCGGGCCACCACGGGCGAGTTCGCGCATGACCTTGGCATAGCCCGCCTCGGCCCCTTGTTGGGCTGCTAGTCGTACTATTTCGGCGGTGCCTGGCTGTGCACCGCGTGCGTCAATTGTTTGATAGATGACCGGCACCGCGCTGTTGCCGCCACCGCCGGCCACTTGCACACCGAGATCGCCGCCGGCGGTTCTGGCCAGGGGTAACACTGCTTCTGAACGGCCCGCTTCGGCCAGCATACCCAGCGCGCCGCCATTGGCAAACTTGAACATGGTGGGGCTGTCATATACCCCTTGGGCAAGCGTGCCGCCTTTGGCAAAGCCGAAAATATTGCCAAAATCAATGCCGTTAAAAATATTACCGACGCTTTTGGCGATGGGCTCGGTGATCGTCTTGCGCGCCGCAATGCGCAGAATGTCGGAGGCGATGCCCTTTAGCACGTCGCGAAAGCCTTCCCCTTTCACTATGGCGTCTTCGAAGGCACTAGAGAAGGTGAGGCCCAGCTCTTTGGCGAGGTCGTTCGTATCGTTCGCCTTTTTTGCGGCCTCTTCCATTTGTTTGACCACTTTGGCTTGAGCGGCTTCTGATTCTTCTGCGCCTAACACATTCAGCCGTTCAAGCTGCTGAATCTCTTCGATCTGCAGCGCGTATTTGCGGAGGGGATCGGCTAGCTCGCGGTAGCGCTCGGCTTTTTCCTGCAGCTTTTTGTTCTCTGCCTCGGACGCCTCTTCCATTTTTTTGACCGCTTCGAGAATATCTTGCTGGGTTTTCGCCGTGATTTGCGTGGCGAATTCTGGACTGATCGCGCCAAGCTGCTGCAGGATCTGAATTTCTTGCAGCTGGTCGTAATATTTTTTTAGCGGGTCGTTGAGGTTGCGCAACGCCTCGGCTTGCTTGTAGAGTTCTTCGTTCGACTTAAGAATCAGTTTCGCAAAAAACTTCTCCACCGCGTCTTTTTGTTCTTTATCGTCTGGGCCAGCATTAGGGTTGGGTGCGTCTTTTTTCTTGTTTTGTTTGCCGTCAACGCGTGCAGCTGCGGCTGCGACGGCTTGGTCAGTGCCGAGGCTTTTCCCCTGTAGCCGTTTCAGCTCCGTATAGTATTCGAGCTGCTTTTGCAGCGATTCGATTTCTTTATTGTATGAATTCGTCAGTACATCGCGTGAGATGTTCGTTTTTTTGTTTGGCAGCTCCTGCACCAATGTTTTTAGTTTTTCTAGTCGACTATTAATCCCTTGTATTTTAGTCGCCGGGTCTTCGCCATCGGTTACGGCCGTGAACAGGCTGCCTAAAAACCCCTGCCCCGCCAATTTGGCGGCCAAGATTTTGTCGGTAAACTTGGTTAATGCCTCCGCAACTGGCCCCGCAATCGAGATCGCGAACGCCTTAGATGAGGCAGCGAGCTTATCCATATTGTCGTTGAATGCCGCGGCATTCTTTGCAAGCCGGTCACCGATCACGACGCCGAGCTTTTCTGCCTCGTCGCCCATTTCTTTTAGGCCATCGCGACCCTCATTTAAAAACGGAATTAAGTCTTGGCCAGCTTTAGCGAAAAACTTCGTGGCGATGGCTGATTTGCCAGCACCATCGTTATAGCCCGCAAATTTTTCTGCGATGTCTTTTAAAACTTCGTCCACTGGCCTCAAGGCCCCAGACGCGTCTGTTACCGCAACGCCTATGGCTTTGAATGCATCGCCTGCAGTGCCTGTTCCTGCTGCGGCTTCTGCCATGTTTGTTGCGAGTGTTTTAATCCCACGTTGCAAGCTTTCCAGGCTGGTGTCGTCTAGCTTAGCGACATAAGCAAATTTGGACAGCTCTTCAACGGCCACCCCGGTGCGTGAACTCAAATCATTGAGAGCGTCTGCTTGATCAATAATAGCGCGCGTGGACGTGCCAAAGGCAACCGCAGCGCCGGCTACGGCGGTGAAACTTAAAGCGGAGGTTAAAGCAAGACCCAGGCGTGACGCATCTGCCGAGAGACCTTCTAGGCTGCGTTTAGCGCTTGAGATCGCGTTATCTGTTTTATCAACTGCGCTGATCTCAATGGTAGTTCTTGGATTGGGCACACCGCTCCTTGATTAACTCTTTATCTGCGCCAGCCACTGCTTGGTGCTTTGCTGTTTTTGCTCGGGCGTTTTAATCGGTTGCAGCTGCTGCCATGGCGAGTGTAAAAATTCCTCATAATGCAGCCCAAACTCCCACGCGCTCATGGTGTCGAAAAGCTCTTGCAAGGTTCGGCCCAAGGTGCGCGCGAGTAGCAGCGCAAAACGCAGCTCGGGCTGAGTTAGTTTTTTTGGTTCTCTTCGTGGTCTGCACCGGATAGTTTTTGCGCTAACAGATACAGCTCGCAGGCACGATTGAAGTGGGCACCACCGAAGGCGTCCCACTCTTCGGCGCTAAAAATCGGCTCGCCGGCGGCGTCAATGACGCACACCGCCAAGGTCTGGACGATGTGCTGCATGGGTTGCTGGTTTTTTGAGCCGACAATCATCTGCGCACGCGCTGCCATGGGCATGCAGCGCACGACAACCTCGCCGCCAAACTCCGGCACCTCGACAGTCTGTTTAGGCACCATGAATGACGCCACCTGGTCGCGTTTAATCAGCATTTAATTAGCTCGCGAAGAATTGCGGCAGGCCCTGTACCTCGAACGACAATGGTGTTTGCACGACATTGCCCGTGCCACCTGTCGGCACGCCGCTGGACGCAATGTAGGCGTTAAAGATCATGACCGAGCCATCGGAAAATCTTAAGCGCACAACGCGGGTAGTCGTGCTGCGGTCGGCTTTGCGCAACTCTACCAACGCCGCATCCGATGCGTCATAAATACTGGTAATGGAAATTGACAGCGGCGACTTTGTCGTGGGCACACGTTTTTGGAGCGTGTCGTGGATTGTGGTGACATCGGCAAAGTTTGGCTCGCCACCCGACGCATTCACGTCCTGGCTGGTGCTCATTGATACGCCGAGAGTTCTCTTCGAGGCGGTGCCGCTGGTAAATGTGTTGTATGCAGTGGAGTCAACGCCTTCCAGCGCAAAGGTGTCGGTGGTGACGCTGGCGACTCGGAACGCTTGGTTATGCAGCTCGACCATGCCGACAATACTTAACACAATAATATCGCCGTTGCTGTATCCGTGCGCAGCGCTTGTGACCACCGCCGGACTCGCTTTGGTAATGGCACTGATCGTTTTTGTGGACGCTTTTGCGGTTTCAATGTCCACGCCCACGTTTGCCCAGAAAATTGCCATGACTACTCCTTAAAGTGCGACCTGCGGCGCATTGGATGATGTTGAATAAGTAGCGGTGTAGACCAGCTCAAGTCGGCCGACTGGCTCTTCGAAGGACTGGTCTATCGTCGCGCGGGATTCGGTGAGCACCATGCCGTTGGGCAATAGCGCGCTGAACGTGCTGAGCGCAATGGTGCTGCCGGCAATGGCGGCTTCTAGCTCGACTGCTAATGCGTCGAGCGCGTTTTCTAAATTGGCGGTGGTGGCTTTGACAAAGCCCATGACGATGACCGGCAGATCACGCTGCAGGCGCGCCGGGAAATGGACTGATTGCCGGGCGACCTGTTCGCTTTGATTGAGCGTGCTGATATTGATTGCGGGCAATTCACTGAGCGCAAAGTTATCGTCGCGGCCCGCATAGACTCGGCTGCCGCACGTGGGTAAGCCGGTCAAGCGCGTGACTAACGCATCGCGAATTTGCTGGCGGACGTGGGCCATGGCTAAGCTTTGCGCAAAGCCGCGACGGCTTCGAAACCCAGCGGCATGAGCGTTGGCGCCTCGATGACGCTGTAGTTGACGCTGTCAATCGTTAGCACGTCGCCACGCGCTAGGGTGACGCTTGCGACCGGGTAGCGCACCGATAAATTACGGGCAACAACGTCGCCAAAAATAACCTCGCTGGGCGCTTTGACCAGCCCGACAAAACTGCCACCAGATGCTTTGGTGACAGTTTTGCCAAAATCGGCATAGGCCGGGCTGAGCGTGGGCGCGAACATTGGTTATTAGGTAGTCAGCGCGTCGACCATGGCGGCGAACGATGACGCATGGCGTACTGCAATATCAACATCCTGCAGCGCGACGACGCGCACCGTGCCGCTGGTTGATTGGCTGTAGGGGTCAACCATCAGATCGAGCACGCCCCAGAGTCCGATAATCAATTCTTGCCAATTACCGAAGACGATGGCTGAGCACACGCCGCTGGATGAGCCTTTGGTCAAATTGCTCGGGACTTGATTGCTGACAAAACCTGGGTAGCCGTTTAGCTCGTTACCGGGTGCCCAGATAAACTGCGCAGTCGAGCTGGCTTTTTCGGTGACCTTTAATTTGCCGCGCACTTTGGCATTCGTGACGTAAGCCATTGCAGCAATATTTGCATTCGCGATGGAAACCTGTGTTTCCAGATCGACCACATTGGCCCACGTGGGTGCCAGGCCATTGGTTCCACCGGCCACTGCGCCGATGCCGCTGGTCGCTAAAATACCTAATGGCTGGTTACTTGACCCCGTGCCATTAATCGTGGCTGAGTCAACGGCCAGGGCCAGCACTGCAGCCAAATCGGCTTTTACAAACGCTTCAACGTCCAGCGATGACTGTAGTAACAGCTTGCGACTAATGTCGGTAAATGCGCCGACGGTTTTGCCATTCATTGCCACTTGATCGAATGCTTGTTGCGATTCTGTTGGTACGCCACTTTCTGCAACCCAGTAGGCGGTGGCACCGCCGGTTTGACGTGGGATAGCAATTGGGCCAACTAATCCTGACAATACTCGTGCGCCGGCCTGTGCCGTCACGAGGGCATTACGAAATATCTCAATAAAGGACTGCTCCAACACGCTGGTTTGCACGGTATGGCCACCGGCGGTGCTTGTCCCGACCGTTAAATCTCGCTGGTGCCTATAGGCACTGACGTCGCTCGGTACAAAAATGCCGCGCGACTCTTTGCCAATTTTTGCGGCGACCGCATTCGAGCATTCCATTTCAAACCCGGCCTCGCGCTCTGCGCGAGCTTTATCTGAACCGGTTGCAGATAAGGCGCGAATGGCGCGGAGAAATGAAAACTGTTTTTTCTCTTTTTCGGTGAGGCCGATATCTGAAGTGGGCACCGGTTTGCTAGCAATCACGCCTAACATGTGCTGGCGAAATTCTTCGGTGGTTTTGCCTGCGGCAATAAACTCGCGCGCATGGTTTTGGCCATCGTAATAACTGAGCATTTGCCCAATACCGTTAATCTCGTTGACGCGCGCTAATGCATTTTGCGCGCCGCGCTGCTCGGCCTCTAAGACCATGTTTGGTTCCATTCTTTGCTCCTGATGTTTGGATGTAATGACTGCTGGCGCGGCTGCGCTGATTGGGTTAATTTCTTGCTTGCTAATGACGGGGGACTTTTCGTTCGCACTGCGACCGACGCCGACGGTGATGTCAGCGGGCACGGATACCAGTGACACTTCGTAGGGCTCCCAGTCGTCCACTAGATATGTGTCTGGCGCGCCTTCTGCGTTTTTTTCTTGCAGCGTGGCGTGGTGGATTAGGTACCCCACTGAGACGCTGCGGCGGATACCATCAAGCACGTCTTGGTAGATTTCTTCACCGCGCGCGCTGCGACTAAAACGCACGGCGACGCGGCCTTTGCGATCTGCGCCGATGCTGACGGATTCGATGACGCCAATTTGATCACGCTCGTTGTGATCCAGCAGCAGCGCTGCGCCGCTCATGAGTCTGCCCAGGCGAATATGCTGCGGTTCGTGACTGAGAATTTCTTCACCCCACCAGCGCAGATACGGTGCCTCGCTGGAGAATGAGAGGGACACCGTGCGGGTTTCTTGATTGACGTCGGCGCGCTCAAATTGCAACCCGCGCTGTACGCGAGTGCCGGGCTCTAGGGCACTGGGAGCAGGAGAAACAACGGGATCGGTGGCGGGTGTTGTGATCATGTGGTGCATGATCTTTTTTTTTGGTTTAACGGTTAAGGCAAGGCGTTAAAAAAAACCGCGCACGAGGCGCGGTAAAGGGGCACTACATGGCACTCCCGAAATAGTTGTGGAACTAGATGCCTAGATTTCCTGCGAGTATGGCGTCGGCGATGCGGTTACCGAAATATGCCGAGCCTAGAGAATTTGGATGGACGGTGTCGATATTGACGCCATCTGCCTGCTGCGCGTCGTAGCGTGATTGTAGGGTTGGGAACTTATATTCGGCGGTCAAATCAATCATGCCCGCGTCGTAATCTTTGACCACCCTTTTATAGAGCTCAATTAAATCAGCCTGGTCAAATGGCCGTGGGTTACCTGTCATATCCGCGACGGTATTGGAGGGCAGCCTGAGTGGGCCCGCCACGATTAACACTTTTGCGCCTTGCCCGTTGACGGCAGTTAAATAATTGCGCATATGACGCTCGTGATCTGTCAACGTCCAGCCCCAGGGGCTGGATGCATTTGCGTAGGCTTTAAGATCGTTGACATCAAACATATTGAGCACGAGCGACGCGTTTAAGCGTGTCATAACCGACTGCAGTTGCAGTAATCGGTAGGCTGCCTTTGTTGCCCCCGTGCCTATCCAGTTGGTGGCCGTGGATGGCTGTGTGTCGGTGTCATCTAGATACGCCGCAACCGCTTGTGCGCCCATAAGCCCGGCCACGCCTAATGCGTGCAGCGTTAATCCGGCATCGGTGCGGTAATCTTGATCGACCATCGTGATGCTGACAAAGCTGGAGGTTGGGCCGATTAACTGCACCAGGTCACCCGTGGTTGCGCCGTCGCCACCGGTTAAGCCGGAGATAGTGACCTCGTACCACACACCATTACCATCCGGTGTCGGTGTGTTGGGCGCGGCAGCGGCACTTTGTGTGCCGCCGCCGTTGATGGAATATCTCAAAACGGTACCGAGGGTGCTGTACATGTAAATGCGCACTGCTGTGCCCACGGCGCGAAAGCTGACCGTGTGTGAGGACGAGTTCAGGAGAGCCCTATAGCCACCAATACCGACGGTGCCATATGGCCCAGAGATTGCTGCACCCCCGCCGAAGGTAAATAAGCCGCTGTTGTACACCCCAAAATGCTCAACCCCCCGCGACCAGGTTCCGCCTACCACGGCATTTAATCGGCGACCGAGTATTGCGCTGGTGCGTTGACGTGCCCACACCACGACGTTTGTGGGCCCGCCATTGCTGGTGTCATCCGAGCCAAAGCCGGTAACGACCGAATGGCCGTGCCATACCCAATTGACGCGCGTGTTGGCCGCTTTGGCAAAGGCCCCGGTACCCACTCTGATCTGATCGTTTTTATAGTTATAAACGGCTTTGTTTGAGCCGACTAGCTTGGCCTCGCGCGCCACCGATAAGCTGAGAACGGTGCCAATTGGCTGAAGGACGCCCGCTTCAAAAATGGGCGAGGTTAATGTAATGCTCATGGTCTTGGCTCCTAGTTGGCGGTCGCGGGAGTATTTGGATTGTGGTCGGGCGCAGGTTGCGCCGCTAACGGATTGGTGACTTTCACGCCGAGCTGGGCTTGCAGGTCTTGCTCGCGTTTTTTCTTGCGCAGGTTTTCTTCGTAATCTGAGCCATTGCGCGCGCACTCGTCGGTCATGGTGGTGAGGTTGGCGGCTTCGGCTTTTAAGACGGCGTTAACGTCGCGCTCGGGGTCAACCCACGTCCATTTGCGGCCACGCCACTCGTGCGCTTGGAATTTTTCGGCCTTGGCAATGGGCAAAGGTGAGCCGTTGGGCAGGGTAATGGCTTGATTGAGCAGCGCGCTGGACAGCCAGAGGGTATAGGCCTTGCTAAGAAAGGAGGCAATAAACCAGTCTTGCATGACGGCCCATTCGTCACGTTCCTCTAATACGCCGGCGCGAATGGAGGAATAGTTGACGTTTTCCAGGTCGTTGGCTAACGAGGGGTAGGAGACGCCCCAGGCGCTGGCAATGCCGCGCAGCGTGCCTTTACAGAAGGCGTCGAATTGGTCGTGCGGATAGGTGGGGTCGTAGCTGTTGAACTCGACGCCTTGTGGCAAGATGCCGAACTCGCCGGGCTCGGCGTGATCATAGGCGATCCCATCGGCTTTATAACCGGACTCGGCCAAACTTTCTGGATCAACCTCTGGCGAGACTTTGTAAAAGCCCATTTTTGACGCCCCGGCACGGGCGGCAATCACTGCCGCCTCACGATAACCGCCGAGATCATTGGTGCGCCGCATGCCGCCGTGCATCCATGGCACGCCGCGCATTTGCTCTTCTTCGAACGGGACAAAGTCGTGCAGAATCTCGCGCGCGTCGATACGCTCACGCACAGCATCGCCGACATTTAGCTGCGATGATTTTTTGCGTAGATGGTAGGCGACTGCACGACCGACGTCGTCTATTTCTACCCCCATCACGATGGCGTTTCTGTTTTGCGCGGGAGTGCGGTTTAATGTGGTGTCGATTCGTTGGGCATCGAGTACCTGTAAGCTGATGCCGAATTTGTTTTGTTTGCCTTGCACGATTTTGACGAGGTATTCGCCATCGCGCGCGACTGCGCGCATGACCGATCGGCACAACACCGAGAACGACTGGCGACCGGTGATTTCACAATTTCCGCGCTCGCACCATTTGCCGAACGCTTTCTCGATGGCGGTGTTAGCGAGGTCGTCCGTTACATCGGTAAACTCATCGACGGCGCGGGCGTTAAAGGTGAAGCCGGTGCCCACAATATTGGTAACCACCGACCTTAAAAACTTGATGGCATATTCGTTATTACGCGCGAGGTCGCGCGAGCGGTTGCGTAGGCCGTCGAGGTCTTTTTTAAGTTCTTCGTTAATCTCACGATCTGTGGCCAGCCATTCGCTGGTGAGGCGGTCTACCTTGGCCCCCGCAAATGACCTAAATACTTGTGTGCGGGACTGGGGTTCTTGCCCGCGTAGTGCGCTGATGGCGCTGCGAATGCGTTCTGCAAAAGGGCGCTGGGTTTTCATAAGCGCACTTGTATTTTTCTAATGCCGACACCGGCACTGAGTTTTTCTTGACGCACAAATCCGGCGTACTGCGAGCGCAGGGCGATGAGTTTTTCAATCGGCACATACTGCATTTTGGTGCCGTCAATCTCATAGGCAGCGACCGCTAAGTCGCGCGATTCTAGCCAGGCATCTAAGGCGTCGAGGGTCTTTTTGGCGTGGGAGCGTGGGTCTGCGGTACCGGTGGTGGGGTTGGCTTTGATTTCGATGCTGCCGCGCTTTATTTCAAAGCGCTCGCCTGCTTTTTCGACAAAGCTCACGAACTCATATTCGCCAGGGGTATAGCCTGCGGTGGTGCCGTAGGGCACATTGACGAGGTGGTCGCTGCCGTCGGCGCTGGCGCTAATATCATAGCGCTGGCCAGATTTGACAAGTGAATACTTGAGCGTCCAGCCGTCTGTTGCCAGATAATCGGCGAGGCTAATTTTAAATTTGAGTGTGCTGCCCGCTGAAAATGCGGACGGCTCCGTCGTGGGGGTAGTCGCGGCCATGTGCACAGCATGGCCTGGGTCAGTTTAACTGTTAAGGTAAGTCGTTAAATTTCTGGCGCATTGGTCGGGAGCGCGACTTTCTGGCCGGGTAATGGGGGGCGTTCTTCGCGTAGCATCATGGTTAAAATTTGTGTGACACGCCCACGCGACAGATTATATTTTCTGGCCAAATAATCGCGGCGCTCGCCTTTGCGCCAATCGCGCAGCATGTTGCGGTTGCGTTCGGTGACTAGATTGCGCTGCGCTTCGCCGGTTTTACCGATGTAGGGGCGCTCGCCGGCCCAGTCGCGGCGGGTCTCTGTTTCGATGCCGAGCCAAAAGTCGGCATCGAGCTCCGATAACTTTTTTTTGTTTTTGAGCGCGGAGTTTAAGCGCGCGATGATGTCTTTGATGATGTCTTCGTTCACGGTTACCCCCAATTTTTTACAAATCCGGACTTACGTGGAGTGGCTTTCTTTTTTGGTGCCGCTGGGGCCACTGGGGCCACTAGTGCGTGTGGTGCTTCTGGTGGTGCCTCGCCACTTGATTCTGATGTTGCTAATGCGGTGGCTGGTTCTAGTTGCGCGGCCAGCGCTGCCCAGTCGACCGCTTTTTTGCGGTGCGCGCGCAATTCTGGGTGATGGCCCGCGGCGATGGCATAGACCATGGTGTCGAGCGGCTCGTTGGCCCGGCTGCGCCGGCGCACCCAGCGGTTTTTTTCCGGGTCGTAGTACTCCGCCGTCAGGCCGTCGTAATAAGTGTCTGGCAGCTGCTCGCTAAAGTGGTGCTTGCGGTCTTCTGGCGCGACGTCGGTGTCACCCACTAGCCGTTGCATTAGCCAGTGTTTGGCGGTGTCGGTGCCAACTGTCCATAAATCGACCCCCTTTTTTTCCACCTTGCCGCGCCAGTTAACATCTTGCTTGCTGGGCCTGGCATGTAGGATCGCTTTGCCGTAGTGCTTGGCCCCTTTAATGGCCATGAGCCGTTTTGCGCCGCGCGAGCGCACGTAGTTGTAGACCGCATGGGTGTGGTGGCCGCCGCTGTCGATGGCTGCGCCCTGGATATACAAGTCGCGACCATAGGCGTTGCGCAGCGGGCTGTTGAGGAGTTCTGAGAGCTTGATCCAGAGTGTTTCTCTGGAGGGATCGCCGGGGAGCACGATGTAGTCGATTGTCCAGATTTTTTCCGCTTGGCCCCAGCCGATAATTTGTATTTCGAGCCGATCATCCTGGGTATCAATGCCGGCGGTGAGCATGAGGCAGCCGGGCGGTACCGTACGCAGGGGGTAGGGCTCGGCGCGCTCTTTGAGCACATGGGGGCGCACGTCGCGCGTTTTGTCTTCCCAGACCTCGGCCAGGACGGTGTTGATAAACCGTTTTAGCTTGGCTTTGTCGCTTTGTGCTTTGAGCCATAAATCGACAATCTCCCACCAGCTGTAGCCCAGCCCAATGGGGTTACACAGCGCGTTCCAAAAAAAACCTGCGGTCGCGTGGCCCGGGTTGTGCGCTATCCATCGGGCATTGGCGAGCATCGCGGGTTTTTCGTGCTCTTCGATAATGCAGGCGTTTTCTGAGCACACGATCCAGGCGCGCTGTTTAGCTTTGTCCCATTGCAGTTGTTTGAATTCTAATATTTGCGATTCGTGGCAATGAGGACAGGTGACGTAGCGGTAACGCTGATCACTATCTAAAAACTCCTCGTCGATACGGCTGGCGCCAGCGATGGTGGGCGTTGAGATCAGCAGCATTTTGCGCCGTGAGAAAGTGGCTTGCCGTTGATCGATCAAGCCAATCGGATCTCCCTCGCCGCCCACGTCCCAGGGGAAACGATCCACTTCGTCCAGCATGGTGTACTTGATGGGCATGGAGGATAGGGAGGCGGCTGAATTTGCGCCGCCCAGGATCAGCATGCCCCCTTCAAAATCTTTAATGGACTGGCTGTTTGAGCTGTCGCGTGAATTGCTTTTTATTTTTCCGGCAATGGCTGGTGTTTCGGTGATGAGCGGCTGCAGGCGTTGCTTTACCCAGCGCTCGCGTACCTCCAGCGTGGGCAACACCACCAGCATGGGCGCTGGCGCGTGATCAATCACATAGCCGATCCAGTTTAGCCCGACTTCAGTACCGCCACTTTGCGCCGGTTTTTTGATGACCACTTTGCGCACTGGCGAGTTGTCCGACAGGACGTCCATGATCTCGCGCAGATGTGGGGTGAGATCTGTGTTCCACCGGCCTGGGCGGGCCGAGCCTTTGCTCGATAACCAACGAGTTCTGTCTGCCCAGATTGACATCGGCAGGTTTTGTTTTGGTGTTGCGGCTTCGCAGAAACCTTCAAAAAACACCTCTTCACCGGAATTTGTGCCCGTGTTTAACATTTACAGTGATCCCTCGATCACATCAAATGCCACCCCCGTCGATTCTAAAATAGCTTTTTCGCCGGAGAATTTTTGCCAGCGCTGGATTGCCATATCGACATACTCTGGACTGAGCTCGCAGGCGTAGCAGATTCGCGCTGTTTGCTCACAGGCGATGATTGTGGTTCCAGAGCCGCTGAAGGGTTCATACACCCCCTGACCAGGGGCGCTATTGTTTTCAATTGGGCGGCGCATGCATTCGACAGGCTTTTGTGTGCCGTGCCCGGTATCGCAGGCAGCGTTTCCAATTTCCCATAACGTGGTTTGCTTTCTATCGCCATGCCAGTGCCCGGTCGCATTTTCTTTGACCGCGTACCAACATGGCTCATGCCTCCAGTGATAGTGCCCTCGTGAGATCACGAGCCTTGATTTTGCCCAGACAATCTGCGACCGAATCTTGAAACCATTGCGCTCTAAACTTTCGGCCACAGTGCTTGCGTATAAAGCAGCATGCCACACATAAGCGACCTCTCCGGGAAAAAGCGCCCAAGCCTCCGACCAGTCTGCGCGGTTGTCGTTTAACACCTTGCCGATAGCGCGGCAACCAAGCACATCGCCATTATATTTTACGGCGTGATTGCGCCAGTCTGGTTCATATTCGACGCCGTAGGGCGGATCTGTGACCATCAGGTGCGGGCGATTACCGTTGAGCAATTTGCTGACAACCGCGGCGTCTGTCGAGTCTCCGCAAATCAGTCTATGACTACCTAAGACCCAGAGA